TCATTATTACTTTAGAATAAGTTTCGTAAGCTATTACCATTTCTTCAAATTCAGCTTTATCTAAATCATTATCTAATTTTATTTGTTCTAATTTATTTTTGTTTTCTTTATCTAATAAATCAATAGCATTTTCTTGTGTTATGTCTAATTTTTTTAAATCAAAAAAGTTTTTCTCTCCTAGCAAACTGCTTTGACTTAAATTTTCCATGTCCATTTTTAATAAAGCTTGTTCTGCTAGTCTTTGTTCTTTATTGTAAGCATCTAGACGAGCTTGTTTAATAGAACTGCTTTTAGATAAATCATCTGCAAACGCACCTATAGCCGGTGCTGATGAACTTATCAAACCTTTAAAGCCAGAACCTTGATTTGGTGCGCCAGCAATACCTGCTCCTAATTTAACTAAAGACATATAGTCATTAAAACCAAAACCTTTTTCCACTGGTGCATTTGTCATATAACTGTTAGCTAATTCTTCTCGCATACCGCTCATTTTTTCATCATTATCTGCTCTCATTGCCAGCATGTCTATAACATCTTGAGAGGGAGTACCTGAGCTATATTTTTTTCTAGGTGTTTCAAAACCAGATACAATACCGGTGTTGGTATCAGGCTTGCCGCCCATTCTAAACATTGGTCTATTTAAAGTTTTACTCATATTAACCCATAATCTTTCCAAGGCCGCCCAGTATTCCACCAGCCATAGTGCCTACACCAAGTATAGTGTTAAGTGTACTAGGTGGAGGAGTAGTATTTGTACTAAACTGTGATGCTGCACCAAAGCCACCGGTAAATGGTGCAAATTGTGATCCAAAGAAACCTAGTCTTTGTTGTTCTTCATAAGCTTTTTCACGTGTGTTAGCTGCGGTTGCATCTAATTGAGCTTGACCCAATGCTTGTTGACCAGCACCTAGTGATGACAACGTGCTAATATTTTGTGACGCTAGTTGTGGTTGTAATGTTGCTAAACCTGATTGTGCTGCCAAACTTTGTTGAGTTAAAGCTTGATTTTGAGCAGCTTGTCCTTGCATTTGTTGACCTAAACCTAATTGATTTGTAAAACCTTGTTGCGCAGCTAATTGTGCTTGTGCAAAATTTTGCGCACGTAAATCAGCTTCTAATTGTGTTGCGCCTAAAGTTGTTTCTGCGTCATAAACTCCACGTTGTACACCTTCACGGCCACCACCAAATGCACCAGCGGCTACCGCTTGGTCCATAATAGATTGCCTGCCTTGTGCACGTTGATTTTGATAAGAAGCTTGAGTCGCATCAATAACTTGTTGTTGGTACGGAGACATATAAGGATTCACTGCATTTGGTCCTGTCATACCACGAGCTGCCATTATATCTGCTGCTCCAGCACCTTGACCTGCTACGCCTTGTGCTTGTAATTGATTAGCCGCAGTTGTTGCGTTTGTTAGAAAAGGTTCAAATCCTGCAACCCCTGTACCACTTATACCACTAACTGTATTACCGGGTCCTTGAAATTGTAAAGTACCAAGACCACCTTGTGAGGCTGCTTGTTGTAAAGCTTGTTGTTGTAATTTATTTTGACCTTGAACGTTTTGTTGAAACGATGCAGTGTTTACTGCATTAGCTGGATTAAGTAATGGGGTTAATCTATCTGCAAATGCTTTACCTGATGATTCAATAAAATCAGCAGGTCTGTTAATAACGGTTGACCTAGTATCATATTGAGATGTTGTCATTATACTGTAGCTTCCATTTGATTTTGTAAATCATATAAAGCTTTAGCCCCGGCTCTTGCGTCTGGTACACCTGTCATTAGTTTACCTATACCAGCTACCGCTCTATCGTTTAATACGAATTCATCTTTACCAACCATAGCTGGTACATCATCTGCTCGTGGCTCGGTGCCAAGTTCTATAAAACCACCTGGTCTTAAATCCATTTGCATTCCTGGCGGTACGTTCGGTGCAATAGGATCACCATTTGGTGTTTGTCTACCGCTACCATAATTAAAGTTAGGTCTATCTGGAACACTCATACTTCCACCATTTGCCATATAACCGTTTTCTTGTTTCCATTCTTCAAAACTTAAATTTCCACCCATCACAACTACTTCTTGTACATAACGACTATATAAATCTCTATTGTCCATTGCTTGATCCATTACACCCATTGGTCCTGTTCCTTGATTAAACTTCATACGATTATTTAAAGGGATATTATTTATAAAAGCTTGATATCTTTCTGCTTGACCTTTAGTTTCAGGAGGACCATCAGTAGCTGGGTTGTATCTACCCATACCATCAAACTTTTGTTGACGCTGCGTTAATGCATTCGCAAGAAAACCTTCCATTATAGACATACGTTCAGGTGGTAAAGGTTGAAAAAATTCGTTTCCTGGAGGTGTTGGTTGTCCAAAGTCATACCCAGGTATATCTCTAATTTCATCTGATCTTAATTCTGGAGGCATTATGTTTTGTTTTCTATTATTCAAAAAAGATTGGTAAATTTCTGCTTCACCTTTAGTCTCAGGAGGACCATCAGTGGCTGGGTTGTATCTACCCCTACCATCAAACTTAGAATTATAATTATTATATCCATCAAACTTTTGCAACGCACGACCACCAAGGTTAAAAGGCACACGATAAGACTCACGTTGCTCAGTAGCACCATCGCCAAACATTTCAAAATAAGCTTGTTTTTGTTGTTGCTCTTTTTCTAACATAGTTTGTTGCATTATAGCAGTAGCTTCTTCACGTTTTTGCATGTCACTTTTTCTAATGTCATCTTTTTCTCTTTCAAAATATAAATTAGTTATTTCTTTTTGTAATAGTTTTTCCATTAAACTTGAAACACCATCGTTTTCTGGGTTCCTGCTTCTGTCAGCAGTTCTTTTGCGCATGTCTATAAGTTCATTTAATTTAGCTTCTAACTTTTCTATTTTTTCGCTTTTATAACGGTTTTCATTTATATATGTTCCTACTTGTGTTTCTGGGTATGCATCATAGAAAGCTTCCATATTCAAACTAGTCCTATCACGAGAACCCTCAGCAAACCCAATTCGACCACCATTAGCAGCGTAGGCTGTTGCACCTTCTTCAATATAACCTCCTTGTACTAAAGCAGCATCAATTTCATCTTCGCTAAAACCAGCAAAACCCATATATCTTTTGTAAGCAGCTATTCTAGCTGTTCTATCAGCTTCAAAACTTGCTCTACTATCTGCGTCTAAAGTAGCAAGATATCTTGCATATTCTTCTTCAGCATCTTTTAATGTGTCTATAGCAGTTTTAACTTGACTAGGTGTGTTAATAACTTGGGCCGCAGTTAAACCTTTAGTTACCCCTCCTGCAATATCTTTAATACTACCAGAACCTAGATCAAAACTCATATAATCTTGAGCACCGGAAATTAAATTTCTATCAAAATTCATAATTGCTTCACCAGCTGTAATTCCACTTGCAGCATTAGAAGCAACTACATTACCCGCATTTAAATCTGCAGCTAATGCTGTTGCGTCAGCATAGGGAGAAGTTGTAGTGGCTCCTGTTAGTCTTTGATAAAAATTTGGATCTGCTGCTGTTTTACTTAAACTTGCGTCTGCTGCATAAGTACCACCAGTGTTAGTAACTCCAGACCCAGCACCCGCATCAACTGTGTTAGGACCAACATCTGTCATAGCAATAGATTTACCAATTCCTGAACTTAAAGCTTTAACCCAATCTACTTCTTTATTGGCATCTGAATCATATAAAAGTTTTTGAAAAAAAGCATCTGCTGCAGTACCAGCAAATAAACCTGCTAAAGGCCCTCCTGGTATAGGTAAAAGCATAGTTGCTATAGTACTAGCATATGGTTTAATTTCATTAGGTACAATTTTATCAACAACTTCCCTAATAGGGTCAGTTACCGGACGTACTGCGTCTTCTATTGATTCAGTGGCCTTGCTAATAGGTTTTCGAATTTCTTTTGGTATAAATTTTTTTAACCAGCCCATATATTTCCTTTTTAATAATGTATATTAAGCAAGGTGCCTAGGCTTGAGTGAAGACGATTACTGAATTTACTATGTTTTAACATAAATTACAAGTCCGATTCTGCACCTATTGCTGGCATTTTTGCTACTTTTATAAACACACTGCGTGACAGGTGTTCTTGTTTAGTCTCTGTTTCTGGGTTGTCAACATCAGATTGACCATGGTCATCTGACTCATATTCTTGTCCAGTTACAGTGTTTTTTAACAATACCTCAGCATCAACTTTAACTTCAGCTACTTTTTTATCGCCTTCGTATAAATAGCCTACTGAGCCTGGTTCTTTAAATGTTGGCATATGACCTCCTTAGTCTCTGCTTATTTCTAAAAATGATAGTATAACGTGTAAGTCATTAGCATTCTCTGCCGTTACTTTAATGATTTCACTTTCATCTACTATCAAGGGTTGAGTTAATAATTCTGTTGTAGTCTTAGCCGCTACATCTTTTTGTTTAAATAAACTAAACACTGCTCCAGCAGCATTAGTTAAGGTTACGGTAATTTCACACGCATTGCTTGCATCATCATTAGAGACTATAAAAGATTTTACTACAGATACTGTTTCTGCCGGTGCTGTATACAACGTAGTAGCATTTGTGGTAGTTAAATCTACTTTTACATTTTTATATCTATTAGCCATTTAGCTTAAAAACCAGGTTAATTGTTCTTGTTCTTCTTTTAACGATTGTTGAAACGTAGAATTTAATTGATCTACAATACCAGTCAATGCTCTATTAATTTGTCTTTGCGTAGTAATTTCATATTGTTCTTTTGGTTCTGGTATTCTAATTATAATTTTACTCATTACCTAGCTCCGTCCGGTTTAACATCTAAAGATAACGTTCCATAACGCCAACTTTGTGCAATATCATTATTTTCAATTTTAATGTTTACGTAACGACCACGAGCTCGAGTATTTATTTTATCAGTGCTGGCACTAATTGTAAACGGACTATAGCTAGAAGTTGTTTCTGTTTCTGCAGGATATCTTTTCAAAGCTAAATTTACATCAGCAGTGCCGGTTAATTTTTTAAAGTCAGGTATAAACCTACTTACTGATACAAAAAGATCTCCTTCGCCGCTTTGACCTTGTAAATCAAAATCATATGATTGTATATAAGAAGACACTGTAGTTACAGTACCATCTTCGTTAGTTTGATCAGTACCTACTTCATGTTGAAAATATTGTGTTTTACCTAAACCTTCTTCACCTAGCAGTACTGGAAACGTTCCAGTTAAGGTACTGTCAAATTTAGTTGCATGTGGTTTAGTATACACATTAGCATCCATCCAAGAAGTTCTAGCTTCATTTGATATATACCAAATACCACCGGGTACTTGCGCTGATTCAGCATAATTATAAGTTACCGCTTTATTATTAAAATCACTATCTGCTGGATAAAACCAAGTTATTTCAGAATATAAATTATTTAAACCAGCCGTAATTTGTTGGCCTTTAGTAGTATCTACATTGTCATAAACCTCATCTTCAACCGAACAAGGTAGTGTTTTAACTGTACCATCATAAAGTAAAAAACCTTTTGTACTCATCCAATAGGCAATACCATCTACTTCAACTGCTGCGGTGCTACCAACTAAACCACAGTTTGTACCAACTTGTTCTATACCAAAAATAAATGGTGCACCAACAAACTTCATAGAATACAAAGCATTATCAGTCCAAATCAAAATAGCTTCTTTAGTTTTTAAAGCACCTACAATTTTAGTACCATCTTGAATACGCAACGTACCGGCAGTATTAGTAGAAGTAGGAACATATGTGTTTATGTCTTCACTACCAGAAAAACGTATAAACATATCGTCTTGACTAGCAGGTGTACCAATAGTTGTTTCCGTACCTAAATGAATTAAGTGACGAGTTGTTGGTGAAATAAGCGTTATTCTTGATGCAGTAGGATTGTTGTTAGTTTCAAAACCTGATGTTGCTAGAGAAGCTCTTACTGTTAAAGGTGTCGTGGCCCCAGCATTCCAAGTAAAAGTTTTACCATTTTTTACCGTAGCAACTAACACTTGACCAAAATTATCTAAAGACCATTTACCTGGTTCTAAGTCTACTTGGTTTGCAGGGACTGCTGTACCCCAAGCAGTAAAATCAGTAGCATTAGTAACTGCTGTATTATCGTTATGTGCTGATCGCGTCGAGCCTAATGCACCACGTACACAACCGGTTAAAGTATGAGTAGATTTACCAGTAAAAGTTATAAGTTCGGTACCACCAACTAAGATTGTACCTGCAGAAGGAAACCCAGTGCCGCTAGTTAAAACTACGCTAGTTCCTGAACCACCGGTACCATTAGCATTGTCTGATAATGCACCATCTAAAGTTGTAGTTGCTGCAGAAGAAACTGATCCATCCCAAGTAGATACACCCCAACCATAACCATAAGTTTGTATTTGTGGACCAATTACAAAATAAAACTCAACCGTAGTTGAACCACCGGTTGAGATAGTTGCTGTTGCTGCAGCTGAAGAAGTAATAGTAAAAGTAGTAGTACTAGGCACAGTGTTTATCATAAACTTTTTATTTTCAAAATTAGCATTATTAAGACCAGTGCCACTTGGTAGTGTTACTGAATCTAGTTCTATAATATCACCAACTGCAGCACCATGTGCTGAACCAGTAGTAATAGTTATTGCGGTTGACGTATTTACTGTTGCTAGTGTAGCGCTAGTTTGTTGACGGGTGCTGTCATAAGGACTAATGTCATATAATTGTCCTTCAAAATATAATAGTAAAAATTTATCAGTACCTAGAGCAATGTACTTATTGCCATCGGTATCTACAAAAGAATGTTGATTTCTAACTACACCTACAATGCTTTCATTTACTAGCGATGACCAACCACCAACTTTTTCTGGTAGACCATATCTAAAGCGCACATTGTCACTATCTATCCAACGGTTCTCAGCACCTTTGGTAGTGTTCTGTTTATCTATTCCTGGTAAAATTTTAAAGTCAAGGAGAGCCATTTATAACGCCTTAATCTTTCTTAGTTTTAAAAATCCAACCTTTAGTGGCATTTGCGTAAACCAATGTAAAAGATTCACCATTTTCATTAACCACTAAATCACTGGTTGCCCCATTAATAGGTTCACTGTTTCTACCTATGGTTAAATTGTTTGAGTTAAAATTTAATTTTGAATCTATAAAATGTACTTCGTTGCCAACAGCAGGACTTGCTGGTAATGTTATAGTTACAGCAGTTGATGAAGTATCAACAAATATTTGATCACCATTTACAGCAGTGTATGCTGTCGTGGTAGTTTTATAACCTTTTTCTACTAAAGCATTAACAATGTTAGTGCCATCAGAATATAATACAGAAGTAGAGCCAACCGGTAAAGTAACCCCGCTGCCCGATGCTGTCTTAAATGTTAGTGTGTAATGACTCGAAGATCTATCGGTGGCATCAATAACTATATAAGCTTTTTCTATTGAATCTGGAACCGTTACATTTCTGTTAGCGGCTAAAGTACCGGTAAGTTTGATTACAAAATTACGGCCGTTAGAAGAAGCACCGTCTGCTATAGTAGTAACTATATCAGCATTAGTAACCGCTATTGAAACATAACCGCCTACTGCTTCTTGGATTAAATCTAAATTAGTATTAGTAACGGTACCCCATAAACCAGCTTTTTCGCCGGTTACCATTTTTTCTAGTTTTAGTGATGTTGAATATGATGATGCCATAATTACTTATATCCTATGCTGCTATTTCTGTCCATGTGTTAGTTGCACCTGGTATTATATCATTCCATGTAATAACTCCGGCACTTGTAGTGGTTATAGTAAGGCCAGAACCTGTTGGCACTACTTTAGCTTTTGCCACAATAGTAACTGTGCCTGAGCCAACTGTGCCCATTAAACTACCAGTTACTGCAACATCAGCATTTGCTTTTGCAACTGCGGTACCAGAAGATAAAGTTACACCACTTCCAGTAACAGCAAAATTAGCGTCAGCTGTAACAACTACATCACCAATCGCTGCGGTTATGGAACTACCCGTAAGAGTAAGAACTGCTCCGGCAGTTATTGTTGCTGAGCCACTTGCAGAAGTAACTTGGTTACCACCTGCAACTACATCAACAAAACCCTCTAGTGTTACATTACCAATTGCTGCGGTTAAACCGTTGCCAGTAAGAACCACATAACTTTCGGTATCGCCGGCGGCGCCAAAACTTAAATCAGCAAAAGATGAAAAGCCAAGAGCCATAGTTTATTCCTTATTACGAATCGCTTAACGTGCTTACATCAAAACTACTGTCAACAGTTTCTACAACTGCGTCAGCAGTCCATACCGTATATTTCTTATTGTACATATCGTCCCAATGAGCTACGTCAAATAAGCCAAGTATCTCAGCTTTAGTGTAACCACTAGGTGCTTTTGATGGCGTGTCTATTTTAACAGAACCACTGAAGGTGTGTGGGTGTGTAGTCTTGGTGTACTTATATTGTACTGACCATTCGATCACATTCCCGTCAGCATTTTTTTTAGGGATTGCTGATACCCATGCTTTAGTAGCATCACTTGCATGTGACATATTATAAACCCTCCTTAAGGATTTTTATTTCTTGTTGTAGAGTTGTAACTGTAGCCGACAACTCTTGTACGGCTTTTACTAAGATAGGTACAATAGCAGTTTCACCTACTTCTTGTTGCCCGTCAGGTCTTTCGTCCCACATATTAAAACCATCTTTTAATTCAGAGTGTGAATCAATCACAGCTTTTACTTCTTGTGCTATAAATCCGTGATTATGTTTAGAATTTTTATATTGTTCATTAGAACCTTGTTCATAAATTTCTGACCATTCAGGAACTTCACCTTTAGTTTTCCAATTATAAGTTACTGGTCTAAGATCATTAATAACTGCCAGTCCAGCATCAGAAGTTTCTATATTTTTTTTAAATCTTTCATCTGATACTGTATTCCAAGTTGTGTTACCGTGTGCGGCTCTAATATCATCGGTAGTTTTTCCTATTGTGGTATATCCAGCAGTTCCTCCTACTTGAAAGCCTATTGCAGTTGTAAAATCAGCAGCACCATCAGCTACATCAGCACCAGAACCTAAACAAATATTTCCACTACCACCAACTACAACAGACATAGCGTCTTTGCCAATAGCAACATTGTCTGTTCCTGATGTAATATTTGTACCACTATTATAACCAGCTGCAAGATTGTCATCACCTGAAGTCACAGCATCTAGTGATTGATTACCAATAGCTACATTAAATTCTCCACCAGCTATTGTTCCAGCAAGAGCATTATAACCTATACCTACGTTGTCATTTTCTGTATCAGGATATTCTACAGCATTTTGTCCAAGGGCAACATTTCTAGAGCCACTTGTGTTTGTAACTAAACTATTTCTTCCTACAGCAACATTACCAGTTCCTGAATTAGTAGCTTTTCCAGATATCTGACCAACAAAAACATTAAAACCACCATCTTGAATACCACTACCAGCTTCATAACCAATAGCTACATTAGAATCAGCCGAAGTCAAAGCATCTAGTGCGTAGTTACCGATTGCTACATTTTGT